ATGCAGACTAAAACTATGACAAAACCTGCTATAAAACAGGCGAACAAGTCATTCGGCAACTTCTTTATGGAGGTGGCCAACACAAAGCCGTATTTCAAAGCGGCTTTCGAGGGTTTTGCTGGGTCAGGTAAAACTTACACATCAGCTTTGGTAGCCATTGGGCTTCATCAGAAAATCAAATCAAAGAAACCAGTCGTTATGTTTGATTCAGAAAAAGCGGCGAAGTTTTTAAAGAGAGTATTTAATGAGGCAGGCATTGAGTTGCTTGTCAGGGAATCACGCACGCTTGCGGACCTTAAAGAGTCAATGAGAATTTTGCGGGAAGAACAACTTTCAGACATTCTGATCATCGATTCAATATCTCATGTTTGGGAGGATACGGTTGAATCATACAAACGCAAGCTTAATCGCACGCATCTTCAATTTCAAGATTGGGGGATATTAAAGCCGATGTGGAAAGCGGAATTTTCCGATCCATTGGTTCGTGATCCGTATCACATTATTATGTGCGGTCGTGCAGGCTTTGAATATGAGAATGAAATCAATGCAGATACCGGTAAGCGTGAAATCTACAAATCAGGAGTAAAGATGAAGGTTGAGGGTGAGACAGCCTATGAACCGGACATTCTTGTTTTGATGGAACGCTTTGAGGAAATACTGGGCAAGGATAAAAAAGTATATCGTCAAGCAACGATTGTTAAAGACAGATCAACACAAATTGACGGCAAAGTTTTTATTAATCCTGATTTTACCAGTTTTGAACCGGCAATCAATGATATGCTGGCCAGTCCGGTAAAGCGAGAAATAATTGAAACGGACTCATCCGGTTTGTTTAAAACCGAAGAGGACAAGCGTGATTATGTCAGAAAAAAAGAGATCACATTAGAAAAAATAGCCAATGAATTATTCAAGGCTTGGCCGAGTTCTGGTGCCTCAGATAAAAAACAACGCATCGAAGTTTCCGAAGTGGTGTTTGGCACAAATAGCTGGGAGGAGATAAAGCTTAAGGGCTTATCTGAATTAACGGCGGGGCTTGAAACTTTAAAGATAGTAATACAAGACATTTTGGCGACTGACTTTCCGGATAAGGCAAAATCTAAGAAATCAGATGACGAAAATGTTGGTTAGCGAACCGAGCGTTCCTCACCTAATCGCCGAAAAGGTGAGATTGAAGTCACGCATACAATCAAGGAATTATCTTTTGGGAGAGTTCCGGCAGATTGTTAAGCGGGAGAATGAAAAGGATAGCAGAAGAATTGCGGAGATTGAGAGGATGATTGAAAGACTATCACCGAGAAAAAAGATAAAACATTTTTTGTTCTTTTGACTTTACATATACAAGGCCTTTGTGGCCTTGTAAGGCGAGGGGTCAACTAGTCCATGGGTCTGGTTTCGACTGGATCCACCCCTCGTGTTATAAGGCCACAACTCAATTATAACCATGCTTGTCACATGAAATATACAATAATTTTAAATCAGTTAGTTTTAGCTTTCACGAAACTCGATATAATCGAGGGTGCTATTTTAGATTATTTATATTTCATTTGTACTACCCCCAACGAAAAAATTGAGAAAGAGCGGATCGATGGTTATACATGGGTGAATTATAAGCATCTGATCAAGGACATGCCTTTGTTGCGCATTAAAAGCAAAGGGGCGATTACGCCAAGGATCAAGAAAATTGAAAAGGCCGGGTATATTGCCACCAAGATTATCGGGCAAAAAATGTACATTAAAATCCTATCTAAGATTGACGAACTGTTCACGAATATGAACGGTCAAAATTCCAAAAACCCCGATTCTGTTCACCAAAATGAACAGAGAACTATTCACGAAAATGAACACGATAATAATACTAATAGTTATAAAAACAACGTTAACGTTACAGACCGGACTGTGGAAAAACTATCAGATTCGCAAAAGAGCAAATTGCAATATTTATTGGAACGCATTGGTGATCAAAAAAATATAAGAGCATGGATGGGAGTGGTAGAGCAGATAGGATTTCAAAAAGTGGAGAATATTTTATTGGATGTATCAGAAAGCACTGACGCAAAAAATAAAGGAGCGTGTGCGATGGGATTGGCCAAGAAGGCTGGTTACAAAATTTTTTATAGACCGAACAAAGACCGACTATGAGTGATTTAAAAAAAATAATTGAAAAAAATTTATACTTGCGAGTTGATTTTGATAATCGTTATAAAAAGTCCGAGCAGGGAGTAACTCAGGATACAAAATTCTTTTTAATTGGAGTGTTGCCGGTAGCAATATTTTATAAAAACGGAGAGCGGGAGAAAGCGAGCATCAATTATCCGTTAATAGTGGACAAGGATCCATTTTTGAGACGTTTGCAGGGTGTCAAAGCTACTGATCAGAAAATAGTAAAACCTTATAAAAGCAAAGTTAAAAATATAGTGAGCGGACTGGCTGGAGGATTTTCGAAGATTACCGAATCGGGAAAGTTTAATAATAAAGAGTTTGAGAAAATATTAATTATAAATTTTGATTTAAAAGATGCAGGAAGTTCAAAACATAAAAATAGAGGAGATCAAGCCGTACTCCAAGAATGCCAAAAAACATCCGACCAAGCAGATTAAACAGATAGCGGAAAGTATCAAAGTGTTCGGTTTTAATCAGCCATTGGTTCTCGATGGGAGCAAGGTGATCATTGTCGGTCATGGACGTTATGAAGCGGCTAAATATATTGAATTGCCGGAAGTTCCTTGCGTGATAGTAGATCTATCCGAAGAGGATGCTAAGGCTTACAGATTGGCTGACAATAAGCTCAATGAGAGCGATTGGGACATGGAATTGGTTATTGAGGAGCTTAGAGGCTTGGATACGAGCAAAGTGGAGATTACGGGCTTTGATTCTGACTTATTGATTCAGATCAAGGAAGATGAGTTTGATGCCGAAGGAGAGTACGAAAAGATTAAAGAACCGAATGCCAAAGAGGGAGATATCTATGAGTTGGGAATCCATAGGTTGATGTGCGGTGATTCGACCAAGCGTTCTGATGTTGAGAAATTAATGGACGGCAAGAAGGCGAGATTGATATTTACGGATCCGCCGTACAATGTGGATTATAAATCGCCGGGAGGACTTGATTATAATTCGACAAAATACGGAGGAACAGGCGGAAAGATTTTCAATGATGATAAGACAGACGATGAGTGCTTGGAATTTTACACTGATGTTTTGGAAAATTTATATAAATTTACAACCGATGATGTAACGCTTTACTGGTGGTTTGCTAATAAGAACAATCATATTAATAGGCAGGCGTTTGAGAATGCCGATTGGCACATGTCACAGATTATTATTTGGCTTAAGAATTCAATGGTTTTTTCTCGAGGCCAAGATTATCACCGGCAATATGAGCCTTGCATGATGGGCTGGAAGAACAAGAAAAGCCATTATAAAAATAAGAAAATTAATAATTTAAAAGACGTATTCAACCTTGATTTTGATGATTATAACGAAATGCTTGATGTGTGGTTTGAAAAACGAGATGTTACGCAGAAGTATGTTCATCCCACGCAGAAGCCGTTGCGGTTAGCTGAAAGAGCATTAAAGAAAAATAGTGAAAAAGGTGATGTGGTTATTGATTTATTCGGTGGTTCCGGTTCGACATTAATGGCTTGTGATCAATTAGGGAGAACATGCCATTCGATGGAGTTAGACCCGAAATACGTTGATGTGATTATCAAAAGATATGAAAGCTATACAGGAAAACAAGCCAGAAAATGCGAACAATCTTGAAATCTTGAAAAAAGATACGAATTCAAGTTGGGGTGGTGCAAGGAATAATGCGGGCAGGTTAGCAAAGAAAGATAAGGAATGCGTTAGGAAAATGAAGGCGAAAATAGAAAAGCATGGACTGGGCGTTGAGGTGGTAAATGGCAAACGTCAGAGCCGGGTGGAAATTCTGTTAATGGTTCTATTTCGAGAGGGTGCCAAGGGTAATGTTCCGGCAATTAAAGAATATTTAGACCGGCAAGTTGGCAAATCTACTGAAAGCATTGAATTGGGGAATAAAGAAGGCCGAGTATTCCAAGTGAACATCACAACGGTTGGCGACAAACAAAATGGAAATAAACTGGGAACAAACCAAAAAGCAGAATGAGGCATGGGGGTATTTGACTAATGACATCACGAATGAGCTGTTATTTGGCGGAGGAGCAGGAGGAGGCAAGAGTTTATTGGGTTGCGCTTGGTTGATTATAATGTGCGGTCAGTATCCGGAGAGTCGATGGTTGATGGGTCGTTCAAAATTAAAGAGTTTGAAAGAGACGACATTGCAAACATTTTTTGATGTTTGCAAGATGTGGGAGATCAGGAACGAAGAGGATTTCAAATACAATTCGCACGAGGGTTTAATTACTTTCACGAATGGCAGTTCGATTCTGTTAAAGGATTTATTCTTGTATCCGTCTGATCCGAATTTTGACAGTTTAGGCAGTTTGGAAATTACAGGAGCGTTTATTGATGAGGTTAATCAGATCACATTCAAGGCGTGGAGCATTGTTAAATCGAGAATCAGGTATAAGCTGGATGAGTTTGATTTAATACCGAAAATATTGGGGACATGTAATCCGAGCAAGAAGTGGGTGTATCAGGAATTTTATAAACCTTGGGAAGACAAGAAGCTTGAGCCGGAGAAGAAGTTCATTCAAGCCTTGGCAGTAGATAATCCGTACATTTCGAGGCACTACATAAATAATCTAAAGAGCATTAAAGATAAGGCAACGAGAGAGAGGTTGCTGTTGGGCAATTGGAACTATGATGATGATCCGGCTTGTTTGTTTGACTACGACACGATTTGCGATTTGTTCACCAATAAAGCGATTAAGAGCAAGGATAAATATATTACCGGTGATGTGGCCAGAAAAGGCAGAGATAAGATGGTGATTATTTATTGGGAGGGATTTCAGGCAAAAGAAATAATGATTTTGGATTATGACATTAAGAAAAGCACGAGCAAGTCAGCAGAGTGGATTATCAACTACGCCAAAAAGAAACAAGTTAGGCATTCGCATATTATTTTGGATGAGGACGGTGTTGGCGGAGGAGTAGTTGATCAGATTGACGGTTGTGTTGGTTTCGTTAATAACTCCCAAGCCGTACAGCCAGACGAGGTGAAGCAGGACAAGACTAAAACTGTTAATTACGCCAATTTAAAAACCCAATGTTATTTCAAACTTGCTCAGGTAGCTGAAGAAGGCAAAATCGGGATAGATGATCCGAGAGATAGTGAAATAAAAAGATTGTTAATCGAGGAGTTGGAGCAGGTCAAGCAGAAGAATGTTGATAAAGATGCAAGGATATCATTGGTTGATAAGGACGTGATTAAAGAAAACATCGGACGGTCACCCGATATTGCCGATGCCTTGATGTTCAGAATGTATTTCGAAATTGCCAAACGGCCAGTGCCGAGAATTATAACATTATGACTTGGATAAAAAGACAGATATTAAAATTGCTATTGCGGGCAGTGAATAAAATTGGGGGCAAGTTAAGAGTGGCAGTAGCTAGGAGAGCTGATATTTATGCCCGGGTTTATCGTGATGGCAAATGGGGAGAGGGGAAGATGTTAAAGCGAGGACTAAGATTTAAAAATCATTTTATAAAAAAGTAAACATATGATTTTAGTAATTGAAAACAAACTTGAAAAATTAATCAACAAGGTTTTGTTCTTTGCGGTGGTGCTTACCAATTCTTGCGAGGAATGGATAATCGATAAGATAGACGATCAGGCATTGAATTTGGGAGAGTATGTCGGCTGGGGAACAGGCACCGGTACTATGTCGAAAAACAACACCACCTTGTTTAATGAATCAAGCGAAGCGAGAGTATTGGCCACAAGGTCGCAACCGCAATCCGATCAGATTCAGTGGGTTTCAATGCATACGGCCAATGCAACCAAGACTATCACCGAGGCGGGGCTATTTACAGCCATTACGGCTGGAAATTTGCTCATCCACGGCGATTTTGTGGGCATCGGGTTAAATACAGGGGATAAGGTGGAATTTACCATAATTCTTGAGATTCAATGATATGGAAGCGATTTTAGGCATAAGCCAGATATCGGTTAATAATTGCTCGACTATTGTCGGGAGTACGTGGCATCAGGGCATTGTTATTCCGGCCGGGATGAAGAATATCTGTAAGATTGATCTGCATGCCTTGGGGTCGCCTAATGTGGCCGATATGGCCATTGCGATTAAAGACAGCTTAACCGGACCCGAGCTGTATGCTCAGGCCATACACTTTAGTCATGAAGGTTGGAATGAGTTTTGGCTCAATGATGTATTTCCGGTCACGCAGGGCAAGACATACTACATAAATTTGCAAAGGCCGGGAGCAAGTTATATGAGCTGGGGCAAAAATGTGGGAGGCAATCCGTATCCGGATGAAATGTCATATATCGGCACATCACCGCACGCATCCAATGATTTTGCATTCAAAGTTTATTACACCGAGCCGGTGATTAAGCAGTCGATAGATGTTATAGGTAGCGGTGTTGTTGCTATGAGTCAAATTGCCACAAGATTTAAAAATATGAGCGTAGTAATTTTTGGTACGGTCAGTATGATTCCGATTAGATTTTATCAGTTTGTGTTGAGTAAGGGATTATATACGATAGTTAAATTAAACACTTTTGCCAGGTTATTTTCCAGTGCTAGAAAAAAGATATATGAGGTTACACAAGGGGCAAGAGAATTTTTCATAAAATCAAAATCATGAGAATAAATATTGAGACAATCAAAGGAGATGAGAAGTATGATTTGGTATTTCATTTGAATGATTTTAATGGCAATCCAATCAATCTTAATAGCATATCGGAGATTAAGTTTAAGGTGCAGAAAAAAGGAGAGAGTGTTTTGAAATTCGAAGGTGATATGACAGTGGTGGATGGAGTGGAGGGGGAGGTTAAGTATACGGTTGTGACTGGAAATTTTGACGAGATAGGCAAGTATCATGCCGAAATCGAAGCAACATTTGAAGACGGTCAAAGAATTACATTTGACGACATTTTAATAAAAGTAAAAAGCGATTTGCCAAAATAACATATGGGATTTTTTAAGTCATTATTTAACTGGGGAGAGAAGATGGTGCCGTATTCGTTTTTTGTGAATTCGGGAATCATGTCATCAATCGTTACACGTTCCGATGCTTTAGATTTTTATAAGTCATGGGTTTACGCTTGTGTGGCCAGACGGTCGATGGGATTGGCACAGATAGAATTCAAGCTTTATCGGCTCAAGGGCAATGGAGAAGTAGAAGAGGTGTTGGAGCATGAATTATTGGAGTTGTTATATCGGGTTAATCCGGAAATGACTAAATATAATTTTTTACAGTTGAGCTGTGTTTATCGTGATTTGTTGGGTGCTAGTCCTTGGATACTGTCAAAGACAAATCCGAGCGATAAGTATCCAAGCAATTTGTTCATAGCTAGGCCGGAGTTTTTTAAAGTGGAGCGGGATGACAGCGGTCAGGTGCTTGGGTATGTTTATGAAATAGGATCGTACAAGCGCACATTTTCAAAAGAGGAAGTCATATTCTTGAAGAATTATAATCCGAAGAATCCAGACAAGGGCATTGGAGTTATTGAAGCAGTTAGACAGACGGCCGAGAATGATGACTACATGATGCAATCAAATAGCAATCTATTAAAGAACGATGCCCGGCCGTCAGGATTTTTGGAAATTGATGGTAATGCCAGCAAGGGATTGATCAGCCGGTTAAAAAAGGAATTTAGGCAGAAGTTTCAGGGTTATGAGAATTCATATCATGTGCAGGTGCTTGAGGGAGGAATGAAATTCAAGCCGGTTACGTTACCCCCCAAAGATTTGGATTTTATTGAAAGCCGGAAAATGAACAGGGATGAGATATTGTCGATTTTCGGAGTGCCAAAGCCAATACTGGGAGTATTTGAGGATGTAAACCGAGCCAGTGCAGTTGCGGCTGAATATGTTTTTAATAAATGGACATTAGAGCCGTTGGCCAATGAATTAATGGAGCAGGTCAATGAGTTCTTGGTGCCGATGTTCGGATCTGATTTGTGGCTTGATTTTGAACCCTTGGCCAAGGCGGACGAGGAATTGGATTTGAAAAGAAAGACTGAGGGGTGGAACAAATGGTTGACCACAAATGAAATCAGGTTAATGGACGGATTACAGCCGGTTGCGGGAGGTGATTATATTTACATGCCATTGTCCAGTATGCCGTTAATCGGCGGTGAAAAGAAAGAGGTTATTAAAATCAAGGCGGTAAAACTGAACAGGGTAAATCTGAAAACACAGGAATATGTAAAGAAAAGACTTTTAAACAGAAACTTAAAAATAAATAGACTAGCTGAAAAAGCCACCAATAAAATCATGAGCAATTTGGTTGGCAATAAACAGGTGGTTTTAAAAATAGTTACAAAGAATAATCGGTTAACCGAAGAACAGAAAGAGAAATTTTATAAAGACCGCATGGCAAATGAAACAAAGCTTGAAGGCTTATGGAAAAGTAAAATGACGGATTTTTTCATTGAGCAAAAAAAGAGATTTATTGATTCATTGGAAAAGAGCGAGCAGGATAAAGTGGAAAATAAAAGCGTAAGCAAAACGGATGAGGTAACAGCTACGATTCAAATCATTAATCCTTTGTTGTATGAAACGGTCATGACTGGAATTGCTGGAGCAAGTGCCCTAATCGGAGAAGACATGATTATGGACATGGATTTTATTAAGGCGTGGTTAGATAAAGTAAGCGAAGAGATAGGCGAGAGCATTACCGAGACAACTATTGCCGAATTTGAAAAAACAATGAAGGAGGGAGTGACGGCCGGGGAGAGTTTGAGCGAATTAAAGGATCGGGTGGAGAAAGTCTTTGATTTTGCGGTTGAGTATAGAGCGGAACTTATTGCCCGCACTGAAACATCAAGGGGTGTAGCAGAAGCTCATCGACAGACATATGAGCATTATGGTTTTACGGATGCGGAGTGGCTGTTGTCGCCGGATGCATGCTCAACTTGCCAAGACAAAGCCAGTGGTAGTTGGACGATTAAAGATATTGCAGGACAGATACCGGTGCATCCGAACTGCAAATGCGATTTTACTCCATTATAAATAACTTATAAATCATATGAGCGAAACAATAAAAGAAATAAAAGAGAAGAGAGGCCAAAAAGATTTTGATTTAAATGCCATGATCAGAATCAAGGCTAAGGCAGATATTAAGATAATCGAGGAGAAGGACAACCAATCGCAAGGTGTTGTCGAGGCTTATGTTTCCATTTTCGACAATATCGATTTAGTCGGAGATATTATTAGACGAGGTGCTTTTTCCGAGAGTTTAAACGCAAAAATGCCGAAGGGAGTTTGGATGCATAATTGGGATGAGCCGATTGCCAAGACCTTGAAGGCTTTTGAAGATGAAAAGGGTTTATTTATCAGGGGTCAGTTTAATTTGGAAACCCAGCGGGGTAAAGAGGCATATTCTGATATCAGATTTGGAATAATTGATGAGTTCAGTATTGGCTTCAAAATATTGGATTACGAATGGGACGAGCAGGACAATCGCATTATAAAAAAAGTTAAGTTGTACGAATGGTCGCCGGTATTAGCCGGAGCTAATCCGGCCACGGAGTTGGTAAGCGTTAAGGATGAGAAGAAAGAAGAGAGGCTGATTGATTTTGTGGAAGTTGATAATCAAGGGAAAATGGTGAAACTGTTTTATAAGAGCGGTGAAAAACAAATAATAAAAATGAGCAATAAATATATAGCTTATTTATCATCCCTTGGCGAAGAAGGGAAAAAGGTCGATTCTCTTGCGGACAATAAAGTTCTCCGCATTAGGCAAGTAGTCAAGCAAATTGACAAAGGAGCGGAGTATTTGCTTCGCATAATTAAAACTTAAAAAGAAAATATATGGATCCAAAAGAAAAGCAAACCCAAGTCATGGAAGTGACTATGGAGGCATTAAAAGGCCTTATCGCTGACGGCGTTAAAGAAATAGTCGGCGATTTAAAAACGGAAATCTTGAAAGAAACTCGGGAGGGACTTAGAGAGTTCAAGGTGGTAACCGATGACGAGAAAATTGAAAAAGCGGCTCAATTCGTTAAGGATGTATGCCTTGGCAATGTTGAGAAGGCAGTCAGTTCCGGCAATACGTCTTTCGGTTATACGGTTCCGGTGGAATTGGCAGATTATATCTTGACCAAGAAAGATAAGATTTCCAAGATCAGAAAGTTGGCATTTGTGTTTCAGCTTTCCGGTGAGTTCCAATTGCCAATGGAAGGTACTGGCGTTACCGCTTATTGGGTGGGTGAAAATCAGAACATTACCGACAGCAACCCGACAATCGACAAGAAGAATCTTTATGATTATTATTTGGCGGCTCGGGTGCTGATTCCTCGCAAGCTGTTGAACACTTCGGCTTTCAACATCATCAATTATATTGGTGAGCTATGTTCAAGAAAGTTGAGAGATACCGAGGAAACCACTTTTGTGGCCGGTGATGGTAGTGGCAAACCTACCGGGATCAGGAGTGCTAGTTTCGGGTCGATCAGTCAGGCGTTAGCTGAATTCAAATACTTGGATTTGGTTAACTTGTATTATGAGTTGCCAGAGCAGTATCGCCAAAATGCGGTGTTTATGACATCAAGCATGGGGATGAAAAAGCTTAGAGGTTTGCAAGATTTGCAGGGCAATCCGATTTTTGATGTACGTGATCAGACCATTTTTAATCGTCCAGTGATTGAAAGTGCGGATATTCCGGCAAACTTGGGAGTTGGCATGGATGAAACCGAGATATTGTTCTTTGACCCATGGTACTACTGGATCAAGGATGGAGAACAGATGTTTGTTGATACGGATAAGAAAATCGCCACCTTACAGACAGAGCTGGTTGTGGCTGAAGCGGTTGATGGTGTCTTCACCTTAGCTGATGCCGGCAAGAAATTGTCAGGTGTTAAATAAGTAATTACCCCGCCCTCTTTTTTCGCATGGGGAGGAAGAGGGCGGGAAATTATATAAAATAAATAGCAATTTTATGGCAAACGACAAAGACAAAGATTTAAAGAACGCTCCCGAGGACGAACAAAACGGCCAAGGAGAGAATGATAAAAAAGAAGGCAAAGAAAAAGCCAAAAAAAGCAAATTAGTCAGAGTCATCTTCAATAAAAGCCACACCCCTTATGTTAAGGGAGAAATGGCCGGACTAGAGCCGGATGTGGCCGAGAAGCTCATTGAGGACAAGATTTGTTCCAAGGCTTAAATGCTTTATGCCAGTCCCGACAGGTTCGGGATTGGAATAAGATTTTTAAGAAAAAGTATGATCATATCAATTGATGAATTTAAAACATATTTTGGCATAGAGACTGATGACGATGATGAGGCTATTGAGTTGATCTTATCAGGCGCTATCGGGTGGGTTGAGTCTATGTGTTCGAATAAACTTGAAGAGATTCAATGCGTTGAATTATTTGATGGAGAATCAGAAGAGATTTTTTTGGAGAACAGCATAAATATTACGGATGTTAAAGTTGAGCAATTCTCAGAGAACAGTTGGGTGGAATTGGATTCGCCCATGTACAGGGTTTATGCCGGCGAAGGAATAGTTAGGATTAATAATCTGGTTTATGGCGAGTTGAATTACAGAGTTAGTTATAAAGCCGGATATAAGGATTCGGTGCCGGAAGATTTGAGATTGGCAATACTGAAGCTGGTCGGCAGATTGTGGAATAAGCGCAAGAGCGATGGTGTGAAGAATGAAAACTTGGGAGATGCCGGAGTTGCCTGGGAGGAATATTTAAATGACGAAGTAGCCAAAGTATTTGGCAAATATCGCAAATATAATTTATGAGATTTGTCTTTGAAAAAAGGATAATGGTTTATCGACTGGCAAGCGATCAGGCCAAGAGAAAGGAGGAGTATCAATATTACGGCGATATCAAGGGGGTAATCATGCCGATTAAGGCCGAGGATTTGATTTTAAGCGAGGGTAACCCGGCCAAGATGTTCAAGTTGTATGCGGATTTCAATGCAGACGTGAATGAAACCGACAAGTTGGTTTGCGATCAGGTTGATTATGTGGTGAAAAACGTCAAAAGGTTAGAATTTCGGGCATTGTCCAGAATGGAGGCAATTATTCATAAACCTAATAATTGATATGGCATTTGAGATACATTTGGAAAATTTAAACGATATTAGAGAAGTGTTCAGGAAGTTTCCGTTAATAGCCAACGAGGAGATTCAAGGCGGATTGGAAAGAGCAGGCAAGTTGGTGACTCGAATTGAAAAGCAGGAAGTTCCGATCGGAGTGACTAATCAATTGAGGCAGAGTATTGGCATGAGACTGATACCAAACAATGTGACAATTGCCCCGAATAAGAATTATGCCATCAATGTTCATGAAGGCACGAGACCGCATTTTGTTCCAGTAAACAATCCGAGAGACCCACTCCGGATTTGGGCGATAAAGAAAGGGCTTAATCCGTATGCAGTGCAGAAGTCGATTGCTAAAAAGGGAACGAGACCGAATCCATTTGTCGAGCGGACGGTCAGCAAGGCAGAGGGAGAAACAAGACAAATATTTTCACAAGTTTTAGAAAACATAATCAAACGCATATGAGAACGCAAATTTTGAACGCCATTTATACCAAACTTTACAATATCGATGGCATAGAGGAGGTGTTCAAATACAACAAAGGTCATTTTAACAAGTTTCCGTCAGCGGTGATTTTGGGGAGTGAGAATTCTAAAGTGCGAGAAAGCGTTAAGACCATTAAAAAGACATATAAATTCAAAGTTCAGATATTGCAGGAGGTAAACGAAGACGGCCGAGGTCAAAAGGAGGGAGAAGATATTTTGATATCAATTGGCGATCAGATAGATGATGAGTTTGACCGGGACGATACATTGGGCGGGGTTTGCGATGATGTGGCAGTTACCAGTTCGTTTGCCTGGGAGGATCGTGAGTTGCTTATGAGAATTCTGCAATTGGAAATAGTTTGCACCAAGCTTAAACAATTAACATAACCATATGTCAATCAAAAAATCGCAAATTGAGGATAAGAGCATCCGTCCGACAAAATCGGACAATTTGACGGAATTCAATTATCCTGATCACAAGATAACAATCAAGGCTTCAGATAAAGAAGAAGCCGATAAAAAATTAAAAGAATTAACTAAAACCATATGAGCGAAATTTTAAAGCGAAGATATAATATCGGGATTGGCAAGGAAACATCCCGAGGGACAAAAGCCACTCCCAAATATTGGCTTAAGCCGTTAAACGAAGAATACAATGACAAGATTGAGGTAGTGGCCAGCGAGCGGGCATTCGGAGTCATTGAAGACAGTGAAGAGATGGTGGTTAAAAAGAAATATTCAGCCGGTAAGATTTCGGGAGAAGTTTTTGATAAAAGTTTCGGTTTATTTCTCTTGGGAGCAATCGGACAAGTGTCGAGCGTATCCAAAGCGGAAGATCCGAGCGTTTATGATCACATTTTTTCTGTCTTACAGTCAGCCAAACATCCGACTTTAACGGTCGAAGTTAAGCGTGGCGACAATGAACAAAAAGCGTATCCGAATTGCGTGATTGAGAGTTTAAAGATTGAGAGCCAAGCCAATGAGTATGTAAAATTCGAGGCACAGTTGAAAGGTAAAGCCGGAAGTGCATCAGATGGTATTCCGGGATATGAAACCGAAAATTACTTTTTGGGCAAAGATGTGATAGTTAAATTAGCGGACAATTTATCAGGATTAAATAGTGCAGTTGCCGTTGATGCCAGAAAGATTGAAATTCATATCGCAAAGAATATCGAAGAAGATAAAAGACTAGGAACTCACGAGCCGAATGATTATTTGAATAAGGAGTTTTCGGTAGAGGGGACGTTGGAAGTATTATTTCGAGATGTCACGCTTAAAAATTGGGCATTGAATGGCGACAAGAAAGCCTTGCGGATAGATATTGTCGATACATCGACAACTATTGGCGAATCTTCTCATCCGTCACTTCGTTTTGAACTAGCCAAGATCAAGTTCAAGGATCCGGTCGAGGGCGGTGACAATAACGATATCGTTAAGGTGACAGTCGGATTTAAGAGCCTTTATTCATCGTCTGAAGCCAAAAGTATTGAGGCGATACTAACTAATTTAGAAACCAGTTATTAAAAAAATATGACAGTATTAAAAGATTCAAGAGTTACAAAAAGCTTAATTCTGCCGGAGAGCGGAATTGCTGTAAAAATTAAAGATGGTTTATTGGCCAAAGATTTGGAAGCGATTGAGGCTGAAAAATCTGATTTCAGGAAGATGATCGCAATGGTTACAAGAATAATCGAAGATTGGAATGCGGAAAACGAAAACGGAGAAAAACTTCCGATTGATATAAATTCAGTCGGTTTGCTGGGTTTTACAGACCTCAAGTTTATTCAGGACAGTTTATCATTCCTAAAGGATTTTTTAGTGAAAACTCCGAATTAGTTTATAAGGTGAAGCAGTGCGTTCGGCATGGCATATGGAATATGGAATCAATAAAGTTTTTCTTATGCCACGAGATGGGCTGGACTGAAGAGGAGTTTTTAAATCAAGACGTGAAATTTATCAGAGGGCTTTTGGCTTTCATCACCGAGATAAGAAATAAAATGAATGGAAAATAAAGAATTGCAAATCATACTCAAAGCCGTTGATAACGCTTCAGGCGAAATCAAGAAAGTGGGGCAGGCCATGGATTCGATGACCAGTAATGTCAAACAGTCATCGGATTCTTTTGGCATGATGGCCAAGGCGGTGGCGGTAGGCAATTTGGCTTATAATGCCTTAGCGAGCGTGGTTACCAGAGTGGCTAGCGGTTTTTCAGATTTGATTAAAGAGAGCGTTGGTTTGTCCGGTCAATTGGATCAGTCAAAAGCTGTTATTTATAAGCTGGGAGAGAAT